AAAGCCTGATACAGGTTCACGTATACCATCTATGTCAACTGGAGGAGCAGCTATGAAAGCTATGATAAATGCTGTTGCAGCGGTTAATAGTGCAGGGATCATCAAGACACCAAACCAACCGAGGTAGATACGGTTGTTGGTGCTTGTAGTCCAGTCACAAAAACGCTGCCAATTGTCAAATGGTTTGGTTAATGTGGCTGTAGTCATTTATAAAGGGGTTAAAATATACCGGGTATTATTTGTCCGGTTGTTATGTATGCACCGAGTGCAGCTACGAATCCAACCATGGCTAGTTGCCCGTTGGTTCTTTCTGCTTGCTCAAGTACAAAGTCTGATTCTTTTTCGTTCATTAATCTTGGGGGTGTTTCTTTTGCAAAGATGTTTTGCTTACCGTATTCGGTGATTGTTGTCATTACATTAAGAGGTAGATTAATGGCGATGATGAAATTTCAGGTCGCCACGACTATCTCTAAGATGCTACTTGTTCACTAGCGACATCGCTATCGTCAACTGTATGACCAGCGATTGTATTACACTGAGAAACCTGATCTGATTTAGATGCATTCTCATTGTAAGGTATGAACCAACGATCTCCTGTAGCATTAACTACATACTTGACTTGGAAATCATTAGCTCTTTGGTCTGGATTGTATGCCATTCCCATAATTAGTATCCTTTAGATTTGATTTTCATTGAGGGTGATTTCTTAGTAGCTTTTTTAGCTGCTGCTTTCCCTGCTTTAGTGTAGGGATACTTCTTACCATTAACTGTTGGCATGATTAGAATTGTAAATTAGATCTTTCAAGTTTATCGTAAATGTCCTGACGATAAGCAGGATCAGATTCATAACGAGGATCACTCATCGCTCTAACTACTTCAGCTTGGCTACGGAAGTTATCTCCCTGAGCTTTAGCTGGCTTACCTGTAAGCATCTTACCTTCTACTCCTACTCCATCATTATACTTAGCAGCTAGTGCTTGGACAGCAAAGTAAGCAGCGTCTGGGTCTCCAGATTCCATGACCTTATCGTAACGAGAGATCTCTGCTTCATCAAAGTTGTTTGATGCCCACTGTAACATTGTGTTATATTGTTTCTCACCACCAACAGACTGCTGTAGTTCTGTTGCTTGTTCTTGTGACAGTTCTTGTGGTTCTGAGTCAACACCTGAACGATAGTTAAGGTACAACTGAGCTACGTCAGCTGGCTTCATGTCATTCAGTTTATCTAGGAGGTCATCAGAATACTTCTCGTTCTTTGACTCTTCCCATAGCTTATCAAGAAACTCATAGTCAGGTTCCTCTTCTTTAGGCTCCTCTTCCTTAGTCTCTTCAGCCTTAGGTTCTTCCTTAGGTTCTTCCTCTTTTGGTTTACCTAACTTACCTTGTAGTTCTATGTATGCTTTCTCTAATTCTTCAGCATCTTTATACTTACCAGCAAGTAGATTGTCCTGCTGTTCTTCAAGAGCTTCACCAACTTTCAGTGAGTCTTGTTCTTCAGCAGTTAATTCTCCTTCTACTTGCTCGTTAGCATCATACGTTAGTGTTGCCATTCTGGGTGATTACTGTAAGGTTTCCTAATCCAACTGTTGTGACTTCGTTAGTTCCGGGTGCTTTAATAGTTGGTCTACCGACTTTCATCTTCGGTGAGTATTTGTTTTCTGTCTTAGCCTCTTCGGGTGGCTTAACAACTTTACGTTTAGCCTTCCGTGGGCGGGACGGGTTGACCTTCTCCAACTGGTTGTCCTCCTAGTGCTGGGTTTTTACTTGGGTCCATCATCGGTGATGCCATCTCAGCTTTAGCTAGATCAACTTGTTGTTCTTGTTGAACTGCTGCTTGCTGTTCTTGTTGTACCTCTTGCATACCTCTTACAAGGTTAAGTATATCTATACCTTGTGCAGCTGCAAGACGTTTGATGACTTCCTCAGGATTTATGTATTGCTGAGTAGCTTCTGGTCCCATTGTTTGTGAGATAGTTGTAAGGAATTGACCAAGACTCTCACGGTCTTGTCCTCTACCTAGTGCGTTGACACCTGCCACAATGGTAGGCTTGACTATACCCTTAGGTATCTTAGGGATCTCCCCTGTTTTTTCAAACACACTTAGCTTTCTATTGAGATATGGTACTAAGAACTCAGTAGTAAGTACACTAAATAGTCCACCTAACTGTTGCTCTAGTTCCATCTGAGTCATCCTGACTTCCTCTGCTGTAGTACGTTCTGATTGACGTACTGATAGTATGAGGAATGCTTCAGACAATCTCTTCTCTAAGGTTTGTATCATCTGATATGCCGTGGCAAAGTCAGCCTGTTTACCTACCTGTACTACACCTATGTCATCAGGTCTACCCTGTACGATAGCACCATTGCCTGCAGCTGCTAGAGTTGCTGGTTTAGTTGTACTGGAGGGGGAGACAACAAACACTACCTTAGCAGCGGCTGCACTTCCTTCAGTGATTGCTTGTGACAGAGCTTCAAGTGACTTAAGATCACCCATGAATTCTTCTACTCTACCACGTCCATAAGGTTCACCATCTACTGTGTTAAATCGTAGAGGTAACCATGGTGTTGTTTCAACTGGTGCTTTACTTACTGACTTAGGTATAATTTTATCATTAACTTCTTGATGCCAGAGGAATCTGTTGTTATCACGGCGGACATGTGTGTACACATCAACGTCATCGTTATCTTTTGCTACCTGTTCAGGTTGCTGAGATAATTCATCTTGAAAATCTGGTAATAATTTTTTGCTAATTTTTTCCTTGGTGACAATTTCAATTACATTGCCGTTCCCATCACGTTCTATAACATAACGATGTAGAGGAAAGAGTTTTAAACCATCCTTACCCATAAAGACTAACGCATTACCTGATACTACCAAGTGCTTAAGAGCTTGGTGTATAACAACACGATCATCTGATGCTGCGATAGAATCCATTATGGTATTCTCTACTTTAGCAAAGGATAAATCTAATTCAGATTTCATTTGAGGATCAACTTGTCCTAGCATTGCATCGTTAATCTGAAGCTTAAAGAAGCTAGTGTTAACTGGTACTAATGCAAGTTGTAGTTTTGCTGCTAAGGTGACTACACCTTTAGCTCCAACTGATTGCCATGGTGTGCTTAAGTTCTTTGCACCATGCATGTACTCCTCTTCACCACGAATTAGATAGGGGATAGTTAGCTTGGCTGCCTCTTCCGCTATGTTTAGAAACTGAGAACGTTCTGATGCTAAACTGTCATATCTTGTTTTAGCTGACATTATATATTAAGGGATTTAGTTTGTTGTTCTCTACCTAATTGTCCTGTACCTCTTATGGTACCCATTTTAGATCGTTTAGATCTCTTCAACGCTACACCTTTAGCACTTGTACCTGTAAACCTTTGGCCTACCTGTTGTGTTGCTAATGGTTGTATAGGTGCTTGTATCTTACTTTGTTCTGCATTAAACTCTGCCTTAGCAGCTCCGTATGGAGTTGAGCTAACCTGATCTGGTCCATCACCGGGCATGTAGTTTATTTCCTTCTCATCTACTGGGAATGGATCAGGTCTACCGGGTTTATCTGGTACCTCTGGTGTCCAGCCTGTTCCTGTTCCTGTTCCTGTTTCAGGTGGTCTTGTATCATAGATACCACCTGTTGTTGGTAGATTACCTGTAAATGTATTGCGATACTTATCATAGTCTGCAGATTTTCTCTTGAAGTCTTCTAGTTTTTTCTCATTTTCATGAGTAAGTAGACCCCATCTCTGCATACCTAAACGTTCTCTAATTTCATCAGGTGTTTCACCACTATCTATAGTCTCTTGGATCTCCTGTAGACTAGCGAACCTACCCATACCTGTTGGGGTACCAGTTTGTCTTTCATCTTCAGATATTATACCATCACCATTGATATCTTTAGTAGTGTAATCATCTGTATCTCCTTCATTAAAGGCAGACATACGATCAGACCTATCAGTTAGTTGGTTGGTTACATCTTGTAAAGTTGTAGCACCAGATCTGATTTGGTTAATCCAATCAAGTACTTGCTCAGTCTCCATGTCAGTGAATGGTGCATCAGGTGGCTTGGTGTCACGTTGAGCTTGGCTAGATGCTTGACCCATAACGTTCCAGCCATGATCTCTGATGGATGATTCGTATTGTGTAGCACCATACTCCCTTGACTTAATACTATCTGCTACTAATTTTGAAGCATCAAACTTGTGAGCAGCATCACTAATGTTCACCTGATTAGAATCAGCTGTTGCGTCTGCTTTGTTCCAATCAGATGTGTATGCATTCTCACCTGATTGAACACCTGTATGTTCCATCCAATAGTTAAGACCTTCGTCTCCTATGTCTCTACCGTATTCATCTGAGTAAGTAGATCTTATGTTAGCTTCTTCAGATCTACCAAATTCTGTAGCAATAGATTGAATCGTATGTCTACCACTAGCTAACTCTTTTTCCCAGTATTCTTTACCTGCTGCGTCAGCATCTCTACCAAAACCTGATGAATATAAATCATCAATGGTTGCTGTACTATCTGCAGTTATAGAACTTAAATAAGAACGACCCATTGAGTCATCAGTATCTGAACCCCACTTGTTACCACGATCTGTAGCAGATGTCTTACTGTAAGCTACGTCCTGAAATACATTTCTGGTATCAACGTTAGAGTCAGACGCTTTGATTGCTTTCATTGCATCCTCATACATACCATGAACATGACTGCCCGGATTTTTAGCACCTGTTATCTGATCTCTAGTAACACCTTTCTGTTCTAACAGTCCTATGATTTCTTCCTGAGCTAAGGCAATAGCTTTGTCCTTTGCTGGTCCAGCTGGCATAGATTTGATAGCTACAAAGTTACTTGTGTTGTCAGAATCATAACCTTCATACCAATCTGCACCCATGGTATCTTTCCAAGATGTTGTCATTTAACTACCCCCGTTTCTTTCCAGCCTTTAATGTTATCTGGTTTGCGTGATTCTAAATTCCTAATTTTTATAGTAGGTTTATCTATAGGATCAGGTTCACCCGCTAGACTATCAGTGATCTTCTGCTCATACCCTACGGTAGGGCTATAGTATCTACCAGCATCAACGTCTTCCAATGTTCTATCACCTGTAATAGTCATACGAACTGGAGGTGCTGGTGCTTGATAAGTATGTTCTTCTCTAAGCTCACCTGTTATTGGATGATACCTTGAGACAGTACCTGTTTCTTCATCAAACTTTTGGAACTGTTTGTACTTTCTTATCTGTACCTGTTGGTTGTGTAAGAAACCACGTGTGTTCTTACCTTCAGGGTAACGTTGGTTGTATGCTTTACCACGTGCAATTTGTAATTCTATGTCAGCGTTTACTTGTGCTTCAGCCCAAGCTCCGTCTTTACCTAGCTCTCTAGCTTGATCGTAACGTTTCTTGACCCATTTATTAATCTCAGCGTCAGCATATCTTACTTGCTTAGCATTATCATAGTCAGCACCCGGACCCATAAACATATCGTAGTCTGTTTCTAAGACTTCATCAATAGCTGCACGATATAAATCATCATTAGTATAGTTAGCCCAGTCCATTGGGTATTCTCTTACAGTATAAGTGGTGGATATATGCTCACCAGCTTCATCATAAGATTCTCCTACTAATGTACCACGTACTTTATCAGAGTACTTGTATGGGTTAGTAAGTGATGCCCAGTCGTAACCAGTTTTGTCACCTGCTATACCTACTCCACCTTCACCTTGATTGATGTCTTTACCTACAGTAATTGTCCGAGTATCACCACCTGTTAAGTTGTGGAATTTCTCTTGAGTACTCCAAGTCTTTGCATCATTATAAGAAATACCTCGTTCAATATCTAGACCCCAAGCTTCATCATTTAAAGATAGTTGTCCACCTTTATCGTACCAAGTATCGTATTGTTGTAGGACATCGAAGCGTTCCCCTTCGGTCATGTCTCCCCATGCATTTGTACGGAAAGCATACTTACCTTGGTGTCTCCAGTCTAAACCAGCTTCTGTCAGCTCCATTCTTAGAGCTTGTTTCTGTGCTTCAGTATCTCTGGTCCAAGTTAAGTCTTCATCGGGAACCCATCTACCTCCAGTATCATAAGCCATCTGTTCTTACCTCTTCCATTCGATGGACAATCCACTCAACCACAGAGCGTTGTCCAGATCTGTACATAATTTTTTGCATTGAATCCTCTGGGTTTGGTGTGGTTGGTGGAAAGTTCTCCTCTAATTCTTCGAGGATGTAATTAATGTTGGGACCAGTGATGGCCTCAAGCATATTGTGGGAGGTTGACATTGTTGTGTTCAAAAAAGGCTGGCATTCTAGCTGATTTGGTGGAAGAAAGTTCTGGAGCCTTACCTTCATACATTAAGCGATCACTCGTATCTAGCCAGAATTTTTTGTCCAAATATTGGTCATGAGTATTTATACCTAGGGGTTCGAGTACCCAATTAATCGTGGCCTTCCTAAGTTTATCCAAAGATTGACTAGGAGATAAGCCCATATCGAGACATACGAGGCTATTAGAGGCCACGTGTATTTGTTCGTCTCTGGAAATATCAGCTGATACCGTTCGGAGACCAGCATCACCAGAAAAACGAAAGAAAGGCAATAGAACAAAGAATATAGCACGTTCAGCTACTAATGCTTTACAAATGGTGTGATCGGGGTGTGCTTCCCAAGCTGCACGCAGCCTGAGAGCTTCGGCTTCCGCCTTAGGATCAACCCCTATAGCATTCGCTATGTATCCTAATGCGAGGTCATGATTTTCCTCGTCTTTTACGTTCGATCTAAGTAGATCCCTTGAGAGTTCAGGTACCTCACTAAGTGCGTCCTCAATGAATTCACCAACTGGTAACTCCAGATGGCGTAAAGCGAGAGCACGGTAGATGGTTTCTTCTGCTCCATGTTTTAATTCTCCAGCAGTTGTTTGTACTGGTGACCATGTTCTTTTACGGTCTAATAGTTTTTGATAGGGATGTTTCCTCATTATTCTTGGCAGTCGCACTGTGGTTCTGGTTCATTTAACAGTTGCTGCAAGTAATTATCAACGTCTTCTTTATCCAGTGCAGCGTATGCATCTGTCTTATCTTGTACGTCTCCCATTACCTGAAGGCTGTAATAGAGGGAAGTCTGGGGTGAATCCAACCACTCTTCCACGAATGCGTTATCGTAGGTTACAACATCACTCCAAGAGTTAAAGCTGTATCCGTGAAGAAGTCCCGTACTTTGGTAGAGTTTCATGAATTCGTCGGCTACCTTTTTATAGGCATCCCAACCAACTTCACTGGCAATCTCTACATCGCCATAGTTATATGTTTCTACTCCAAATGTACCGCTATCTCTATCGACAGTACGGCTAATTGGAGGAGCTATTTCTGGTGTGCAAGTGTATCCGTCTAGATCCTTGCTGCGATAACTGCAACTTGCAGTAGGTGCTATAGCAAACGCACGCACCATTTTATGAGAGTGAGCTACTTGTGTAGCCATGTTAACACCATGTCTGATGTTATCAGCTAAGATCCAAGCCTTTGTATGCTTGACTATACCTGTATTGACTTGCTCTAAGGCATCACCAAATTCAGCATAGGTTATCTTGTATCTCTTTAATAAGTTGGCTAGTCCTAAGACACCAAGACCAACTTGTCTGTCAACCTTAGGGTTTAGGTACTCGCCAGAGCGGTCAACCCCTGTTCTTGCATGGAGACTGCACAACTCTGACATACCGTTAAAGTAAGCAGTGGAGATATCTTCAATGTTACATGCTCCGAGGTTGATGTGTTCCAAGAGGCAGGTTCCACGTGAGAACAGCCTAACTTCAAGACAGACATTTCCGTAGATTCTTTTTCCGTCATTGTCATATGCTATTTTGGTAAGCCAAATGTCCCCTGACTTGATTCCGTAGAGGATAGCGGATTTAACTTCTTCAGTTGCTGCTTCCCACTTTTCTCTATCAAGGTTGACGCACCTTTTGATCCAAGGGAGTTCAGATCTGGGAGTTTGCACGAACTCAATAATATCGGCGTGGTCAATATCAAGGTGAGCGACAACAGCCCCGTTCTTGTAAATCCCGCCTCTTCTAAGTGTTTCATTTAAAGTTGAGTAAATTTTTGCGAATGATACTGGGCCGGAAGCTGTTAGCCCCTTCCCATTTTCAGACCCTTTAGGTCTTAGGTTACTTAAGTGTACTGCACACCCTGCGCCAAAGCGTAAGGCATGAGAAACAAATCTCCAGCTTGCTTCAATACCGTCTTTACCCTCCATGGAGTCTTCAACAACGAATACTGTGCAGCTTACTGGAAGTCGTGATTCTGGGTTATCCAACCATGATTGGACCCGACCAGTGCGGGAGATAAGTTCTGCGGTCATTAAACTAAATCGGTTAAATTAGGTGGTTTGTAGTTTGGTCCTTTTAAAACCTTGCCGTCTTCTCTATAAATGGGATGACCATCTTCATCAAGTTTCGACATATTGCTTTTGTGTACTCTATCTAAGGCTTCATCAAGAAACCAATTCA